CCTTCCCAACAAGTACCTCGTTCACTCATTTTAATAAATCGCCGTAATAATTAACTAAGCTCTCATTTGACATCTTAATACCTGCTGAGTCATGCTTAATAAATTTACCTTGATATGCTTTAATTGATTCTAGTGTCTTTGCTTGTTTCTTATGTAATGCAGATGCTTTATGTAATCCATCTGCAACTTTTTTTATTTTTATTTCTGCTCCCGTCTTTACAGGTTTAGGTCCTTTGAAGTCTTTTCTTTTTACACCTGAAGGATCTTTTATTTTCCCCGCACAAATTTTACTAGCATATGCATTAGCATATGCACTGGGATATACTTTGAATTTTCTTTTAGCGGCCGCTTTGCCTCTAGCACATAGTTTTGTCATTGTCTTTTAGCCTCTTTCGGTTGTACAACTTCTTCGATTGTATCACTTTAGGGCTAAACAGTAAATGTCCTAGCGAGAGGATTCTTTTTATTGGATTTTTTGGCGTATATTTTCTTTTTTTCTTTTTTCTTTTCATCTTTGGCACCACGTAATTTACCATCAATTTGTTGTGTCATTTGTGATCTTGATATCGTCATACTATCTCCTTTGCACTTCCCATTATTGGTTTATATTTAGTTTTTCCTTCTGATTTATAAGCGTGTAAAAATGATGCTCTTGGTGTTCCCTCGATCCAACTACAATGTATCCAACCGCTGTTTGGTTCACCCGGTGTGTAGAATTCAAGTATCAACTGATCTGGCTCCAAGTTATTTTTTATCCAATCAAATAATTCTGCGTTGTCTGTGCCAACACATTCGAAATCCGCCGCCTCAGCTTTTGCATGCTGGCTGTTTACTGAGCTGCCGATGGCAGCACAAAGCTCAGGACTTCGATAGCCCGACGTTACCTTTACTCTGCCGAAATGATCACGAACAGGTTGCAAGATATTTTCACATAATGCTTTTAATTTTTCTATTTGTTCTGCATTAGGATTATTGTTAATGCCCTTCCTAATTGCAGTGTCTGATTTGGTAAGTTCAGATAAAGTGAAATTTCGTGAAAGATTCATAATTACTCCAATATTAATTTTTTAATAGATAAAGAGCCGTCAATATTTTGCTCTACTTCCGCCTTAGATTTTATACACTGGTGCTGTATATTTTTTCCTGTTTCAGTTCTTTTGGCATATCTCTTCCCTTTCAAACACATTGCCATTGAGGGTTTATTTGTGTCAGGATCAATTTGAATTCTGTGTTCTTTGATCTCTCCATTAACAATCATAAGGAGAGCCACTACTTCTAAAATCATACTGTCTTACCTTTGTTTTCACCCTCTTTGATTACATATTTCTGTGTACCATTCGCACCATGTTCAACAGATTTTTTTAATTCTTTTACATAACTCATTTGTTTAGCCTCTTTGTTTATGTGAGCTATATAATCTAAAACTTTTTTAGTAATTCTTCCCGTTGCCATTTTCTCTTACCTTATCTTTTAACTCCTCAATATCAACCAATGCCTTTTCTAGTTGTGTACTTAGAAATTCAATATTAACTTTGTTTGTCATGTTTAACTCCTGAGTCTTTTCCATCTTCTCTACAGACTTATACAAATCTTCGAGTAAAAAATGTTGCTCCTGATCCACGGGCACTTGTTCAGATTTTTTAAGCAAATCATTTTCAAATAATTCACGTGAGGTCTCCAGCGATACCAACCTTGCCGTCAGCTCGGTGTAAGCGAACACGCCTGCTGCGACGAGCAAAATCAAGCTAGCAACCGTCTTCATCGGCATCTGCACGGCAGCTGATTCAGATATGTTTAATGGTTGTTTACTCATCCTTTTTATCATACATCTCATAAAACATGTTGTCACTATCCTCGGTTACATAGTTCGTATCTTCTGCATCCCAGTAAGTATTTTGGACTTTATAGTCAGGCCAACTGTTATCAGTAGTATAGCTATTAATGTGCCACAAAATACGATTATTAGGCTGAGCTGCATAATTGCCGTTATCAAGCTCCAATATATGTGCGCACTTATGTTCTTGAGGAATTTCAGAGTGTTCTGTATCCAATATGTTAACGTCTGGATGAGCCCAATCAATCGTAAATAAATATTTACCATGATAAAATTTTTTGTCTAAGCCGAGGTATTTGCCCTTTACACCATCCAGCCAATCAAAACAAGTAACACTAGGCCAATAACTAAAACTGTTCCACAGTTCCAATTCATGTACTTGCATATTCGGCACGTCGGATCTATCAAAAGCTTTTTGATAAAACGCTGATATAGGGAGACGCCAGTAACACGCACCGTTTGGTAACATGATGTTAAATAAGAGTGCACGCCCTGATATCGATGTGAGACCGAAGATAACACAGTCTTCACTTTCTCCGTGATGTTTTTTAAGATCATAAAGATACTCCTTTCTAATTTTGCAATATATCGGTGGAAGATTTGCGTTCAGATATGACATGTTTATATTTTTCTTTCCAATATTTTTGTCTTTCTAATACTCTAATTCTATATTCAATTTTATCAATACCCAATATTTTCTTCAACCAATCTAACATTTCCATCTTCTTCTTGCTGCACATATTCGTTTTTCAGGAGTCTTGCTACAATTGATATTGTGCATCTTCATCTGACCTTTAGATCTTCTACAATACGAAGCTCTTCTTTTTGCAGCTTTTGAACCTTTCTTAACTTTTCCTGTTACTGCTGTCTTAAGTTTAGAACCAGGATTCATTCGTCTATACGCACGAACTCCTGCTGCAGTCATACCTGCACCTGATTTTGTAGATCTGAAGTTTCTTTTATTTTTTGCAGGCATTCCGCCTTTTGCGAAACCATCGATCTCTATACCTAAGTCAGCATAGTAATCCATTTAAAACCTATGTTGTTAATCCAGGTCCTGAATACTTATCAGTTAATAAAGTATAAGCAGTAACTTTAGTTTTTGTCTTACAAAAAACTCCTTTTGGAAAAAGAATTCCATCTTCAGGAAAGTTAAAATTAATTACATCTCCAGATGGTACATCAGCTTGAAACAAAGTAGTTCCAGAATTTGATGTAGTAGACAGCTCTAAAGTTCCAGCACCTGTGCCATCAGATGCAACAATGATTCCTCGTAACCTTACAGGTTGAGCAATGATTGCAGAAGCACCCGCCGCAGCTATAGATCTTGTTGCTTGTATATCACTTTTAAAACTCATGTGTTCTCCTAGTTCGTGGCTCCCGAAGGAGCCACTAATTATTAATTACGCTATTGTTGCGCCAACTGTTGAAATTGCAACCCAACCAATAGTGCTGTTCCAAACTAAAGTAGCTGACTCGCCTACTGCATCAAACGTAATTGTAGTTCCGTTTGCAAAAGTAGTTGGAGTTAAAGTTCCGTCTCCGCCGTCAACAATCATATTTATGATTTTAATTTGACCTGAAGTTGTACCATCAGCTAAAGTTAATGCATCAGCTCCAGTCGTAGTCAATTCAGTAATTAGGTTAGTTAGATCAACTGCACCTGCTCCTGATAAAGATTGAACACCACCTCTGATAGCTTTTCCATAAGATGCATTAGATGTAATTGCACCTGTCGTTGTGTTTTTAGTTATAGATTCAAAACCGTTTTCCGATCGTACCGGTCCTGAAAAAGTTGTATTTGCCATAATATTCTCCTTTGTATAGCTTTAATTATGTCGTCTCTATACCGTCTGCCTAGTCAGTCGACATAATAGTTTATCTAGGTTGTTTTAATTATATATAAAAAAAGGGGCAGAGTAAACTCCGCCCCTTTTAGATTGTTAGGTAATTAGATATTACGCAGCACCTGGAGAACCAAAGATTCCTCTAGGGTCAGAGAAGCCGAAGCTGTATCTTTCTCTAGCTTTGAATCTAACGTTTCCTGTGTCGAAATCACCTTCGATCGCAGTTTTAATTGGCGATCTTACGAAGTGTTTTAGACCATTTGGTGCGTCAGTCATAATGAAGAATGCATCAGTATCATTTAAGAAATGGTTAATTCTATAACCTTCTGGTATCATTCCCATGTTTGCCATTGCGTTGATATCGTTATCTGCAGTTCCGACTCTTTGAGGTGATCTCATGATTCTCTCAGCAGTAAATTGTAATTCTTTTGGAATTATTAATTTTCTACCTTGAAGAGCGATCTTTAATCCTCTTTCGTCTACGAACGCAGCGATGTCAATCAATGATTGTTCTAACGATGTTTCTGACAAGTCAGCAGCAGTAGATAATTCATTTCTGAATGTTCCACCATTTGCTAATGGGTGGTCAGTAGTACAAAGTGCTTTACCGTCACCTCCATTGAAGCTTCCGCCTGTATCAAACGCATTGTTTAATACATTCGCCGCTGTGATTTGTTTTGATTGCGCCATTGATCTTGCAAGAGCTCTTGTGTATCTGCCTGCTAATCTGTCGTATAGGTTATCTTCAATTGCCTCTTCTGTGATAGCAAATGCTAACGCCACAGTATTGTGAGTGTATCTTGAAGTGTATACTTCAGAAGCTTGGTCAAAAGTGACCATAGCACCTTCAGCTTTATTTGCTGCTGTGCCAAAGCCAGATAACATTACTTCTTCTTCAAACGCTCTGTCTGAAGTTTCAGTATTGAATATCTCTGCATGCTCATTGTCGTATCTGTTGTATTCCAGGCCAAACAGTGCGTTTAATCCTGGCTCTAGTTCTTTAACTAGTTGTGATCGTGATATAGCCATAAATTATACTCCTGTTCCTTGTGCGTAGAAGTGGTTAACAATTCTAACCAAAACATCTACGTTAGCACTTCCAGCTTCGCTATTTTGCGTATCTTGCGAAATATCAACAGCTTGAAGTACAGTACCACTTACTGTTAATCCAGAAACACTGTGGTCCAATTGAACCTCAGATATTCCAGATAAAGTGTTACCTGTTACGTTTGTTATTGCAAAGTTTTTGAAGATGTCTGCTACTGCAAACGCTCCATCAGAGTCGATCGAGTAAACAACATTCGGGTCGTCGATGATGTTAGCGACAATGTCACTAGCAGCAACTCCACCTGGATAGTTGTTTCTAAACGTCGGCTTCTGAGTAGTAGGGTCTGTGTAGAACACTCCGTTAAAAACGCCCACGACAAGATCAGAAGTATTTGCTACTGCTCTTTCGATCCCGCCACCAGTTACAGGTTTTACCAAGTCACCTTGGAAAATTGCAGTTGCATATCCACTTGCAATTCTGTATCTGTTTTGCGCGTTAATAAATGGAGAGCCATCTAACTTTCTTACTGGTCTTAGACCATATTTTTCAGCTACATTAGCCATAGTTGTTTTCTCCTTTATTGTTTAACATTTACTTAGAGTGGTGATTACCAAAAAATTAATTTTTGTTTCCTCCACCAAAAGTTACGCGAGATTGTCGACTAATATTCATCGGCATCTCCGGTCGTTGTTCCTTCAAGACATCGTTATCCACCGAGTCAACTTGATCTTGAGTAATTCTTTTAAAATACTCAGCACGGCTTTTTGCGATCTCTTCAGGTATCCTTCCCAACACAAGGCCAGCAACCCCGATCAAACCTGCGTAAGTTCCCTGAGCAATGATTGGATAAGCATGATCACCTAATTGATTTTTAATCTCTTCGGCTCTCACAAATTCCCAACCTTCTCTCATTTTTTTGGATACATTAGCTGTATCCTGAAAACCCATACTTTCGGTTCTTATCCATCTATGAACAAAACCGTCTGGCGCAGGTGGTGCATCCAGAGATGATGGTGGCGTCCAAGGTTTAGTTCTAACCTCTTTTTTTTCTTCTGACGCGCGTGAAGTTCTATTTATTTTATCGCTCATTCTATACCTCCTTCACGAATTTAGCGTATTCTTCTAGTGGCACCCCTAATTTTTTGGCAATCGCCACCTGTGATTTGGTGAGTCTCACAGATCTACGTCCCTGCTGAGTTCTTCCAGCAGAAGCAACTTTTTGGACGGGTCTTCGTTGCTCTTGAACAGCAAAACGATGAGGGAAATTTTCCTTCATTCGTTTGTCTATTTCAGTATAATACTCATCACTCTCTACATCAACACCCATGCCCACTAGATCTTCGTGCACAGTCATTGCAGCATTAGTCATGATTTTATCATTTCCAAACCAAGCATTATCAGACGCCCATTTTCTAGCTTTTTCACTAGGTTCAGTTTGAGTTTCTGTTTGTTTTGGTTCTTCTTCTTTTGGTGCGTTTTTTTGTTCTTCAAGCTGTTTCAATCTAGCTTCTCTATCAGCCATTTTGATTCTAGCTTTTTCTTTTTCAACACTTAATTGAGTAAGCTCGTCATTTGCCTCCATGATCTTATCTGCATCATTATTTTCGATAGCATCTTTAAGCTTTTTCTTAACTTGTTCTCTTTGAGCGTCTACTCTCGCATCAAATTCTTTTAAATACTTTTCATCAGTAGAATCGTATTTAGTCTGAGTATCATCATATTTTTTTTGTAAACCTTTAGCATAATCCATAGCTGCTTTTTCTCTTCTTTCAGCTTCACGGAATCTTCTAGTAAGTTTATCAATTCTTTTTTTGACAGACTCAGAAACCTGGGACAAGTCATCAGGTTCTTCTTGTTTTTCTAATTTAGTTTCTCTCTCATTTTCGAAAGTTTTGTCTTCCGCAGGTTGTTCAACCACTTCTTCAACATCAACCTCTTCTTTAGGTTGCTCTTTATCGTGTTTTGTATAACCTAAATCGACTTCACCGACATTTAAATTTGGTTCTTTCGATTCTTCCTGTTTAGTTTCTTCAACCTTAACTTCAGTTTCTTTTACATCATCAAGATCGATGTCAACTTCAGGGTTTTTATTTGCATCAGCCATATCTCCTCCTTAATACAAATGCAGAATGTCTTCTGGTTTACTTATTGTTGCGATGATTTCATCATCGTTCAAAATACGGTGTTCACCATATTTCGTTTTAAATCTCGAACCTGCGTATCTACCGTAGATTACGAATTGACCCTTTTTACACCAAGGACCTTTTGGAAATTTTTCTTTATCTGCATAACAAAGATCACCCATCTCAACAACAAGACCTACTACGGTTGTCATTTGAATAGTTTCGTTTGCTGTATCAGTTAAAAGAATTCCACCTTTAGTTTTTTTAGGACCTGCATAAGGTCTTACTAAAAGTCTATAACCAACTGGTTTTGGTATTAGTTCAAGATATCTTTTAATACCCTCTGGATCTGTGGGTATGGCTTGTTCTTTAGAATCTGGTGCAGCCTCACCATTTTTTGTTTTGACACCAACTAAACCTGTGTCAGGTGTTACTATCGTCATCGATATTCTCCTCGTTTTTCTGCAGGTCTTTTAGATCCTGTAGCAACGCTTCTAGAGCATTGAGTTTCCCTCTAGAATACTGGAGTTTATCAATTGTGTCTACATGGTACACCAAATCCTCCTTGACTTGGTCTATCTGTTTTTTTATGTAATGTCTTACTGACTGAAGAGTATCTAAATCAAGATTCATTTTTTTCTAAACAAACTTTATTTTTACCCTTTTCGAGTCCTTTAAAACCGTAGTATTGCATTATATTCGCTATTAAATTCATATCGTACATTGGATAATCATCAAATACAAATCTTGTGATAGGTGCTGTTCTTTGAGCAAACCAAACAGCTTCAGTTATTACATCCTTAGTCATATGTGGACCATCAAAAAATACAAAAGCAAATTTAGAATCTTTATGTTTTGATATGGTCATAAAATCTACGTCAGTCATATTACACAAAGTAAATTTACCTTGATTTCTATATGGCATTAAATCATTAAGCATATGATCTCTAATATCATCTGAGTAAGTTGGAGCCACTCCTCTTTCAAGGCCATCCCATTTGTAATCTTTTTGTTTATCGAAATGTTGGTATTCTAAATCACCATATGGATCAACACCCACATGGATATAATTATTAATGAGATTGTCCATAATAACTTTAGACCCATATCCCTTATTAACTCCGATCTCACATGATTTATAACCTTGGCAATCAAATCCTTTAGTCCATCTTTCAAGTAATTCATATTCATAACTATCTCCACTTATCATGAACTACTTATAACTAATCTGTTATTTAAATCAACTACTTCTTGCCCTTGAAAATCTGAGTGCCCTTTATACCATAAACACTCGCCACGACGAGGATCCAAAGATTTGTAAACCAGCTCGGAAGCTGCGAGAAATATTCGAAGAAGAGTTTTACTTTGTCCATAGAACTAGGATCATCACTTAGAACTGCCCAAGC